CAGTCAACGTGCCGTCGTCGGCGGGCGTGGTGCCGACAGCGAAGTCGCCCGCCCAGGTGTCGACCAGGCCGGCGTCACCGCCGGGTCCGTCGATCTTCAGGTAGGCGACCGCCGACTGGAAGATGACGTTCCCCTCGGGGAAGTCGCCAGCCACCGCCGTGCCGAAGCCGACGCCGGTCGCGCCGTCGACGGTGATCGCCAACTCATTGACGACGACGATGTGCTTCAGTAGTTGCGCAGGCTTGCGCGTGATGGGCGCGCGCGAAAGCGAACGCTGTAGTCCCTTGGTCATGGTCGTGTCCTCGTGTCGGTTGTGCGGTTGGTTCAGGGGCGCGACCGAAGCCGCGCCCCTACGGGGTTGTCGATCTAGCTCTCGCGCGTGATCAGACGGGCGAACTTGATCTGCTTCCGCTCAGGACGCCGGCGGTCCCACGAGGTCGCGATGTTGAGGTTGTTCGTCGACGCGGCGTTCGACGGGCCACCGTCGGCGGGCGTGCCGATGTAGGCGTGCCCGGTCGGGTGCAGGGTCCACTCGACGCGGGAGTGAAGCACGTCCTGGCCGCCACCGTTGCCGGCGGAAGCGAGGCGAGCGACTTCGGTCGCGTCTTCGCGGGCCATCGTTCCGAGCGCAGCAGCGCCGGAGCCGAACAGCCAGGTCTCGTACACGCCGGCGACGCCAGCGGTGCCGTCACCTCGAACCGACGCGGTGCCGGTCGGCATCCCGTCGTCGACGATCACCTCGCGACCGAGGAACGTCGGGATCGTGACCCTGCCCTCGCTGTCGGGGATGAAGTCGATCAGGTTGTTCTTCTGCATCCGGTTGAACACGACGCTGTGCACCATGACGGCGCTCAGGTCTTCCATCGAGTCGCCCATCGTCAGCGCGGCGTCGAGGAAAGCCTCGGCGCTGAAGTTGGTCACGCCGTCGATGAAGCTCGCGCCCACGATGTCGTTCGAGTAGTCGCCGGCGTCGTTCACGCCGTTGTCCTTCGACACGCCCTGCATCGTCGCGATGAACGCGGCCTGCAGGCGACGGGTCCAGTAGTACGCCACGCGGTTCGCGATCGCACTCAGGGGGTCGGCACCGGCCAGCGCACGCGCGAGGCGAGCACTCGACCAGGACTGGTTCCGCGACAGGCGCACCGCGATCTCGGTGTCGGTCTCGATCTTCTTCGGGACCGAGTCGGTCAGCGTGGTGCCGGCGGGGATGCCGGAGAACACGCCGCCCACGGCTGCGTCGGTCAGGCCGATGATGTCGGCGACGTCGTCGGTCGAGACGTTCTCGTCTTCGTTGTCGAGGTCGCGGAACGACGGCACGTTGAACGTGAGCCCGCCGCCGGCCAGGAGGTTGTCGAGGAAGGGATCACGCGCGAGGACGCCGCTCTGAACGAGCCGGGCCTTCTCCTCGGTGAGCTGCGTGACGTACGGGGTGAAAATCTCGGGGACGACAACGTCCGAGACTTTGGTCAGGGGTCCAGCTGCCATAGCGGCCTCGCTTGGGTTCGATGCTTCGGGGTGGTTTCCCTCGAAGCTCGGCACCATGACCGCGCTCACCTGGGGCAGATCCGCAAGCGTGCCACGCACACCGCTTGGTCCCTCTGCGACGGGAGCCGCAGGTACGCGTCACGCGCCTACGACTCCTGAAAACTGGCACCTGGGGCGGGGGGTGTCAACCCCCCTCCCGGTTTTCCGTCGTCCTACTTCCGAGCCTTGGGCATCTGCCCGCCCACGCTCGTGCCGGCGGATTTCGCCGCAGCGTCGGCCTTTTCGCGCCCGTGGGCCTTCAGGTACTCGCCCTGCTTGGTCATGTTCCAGTTCTCGGCGCTCCAGGGGTTCGGGCCGCCCAGGAAGCCGCCGCTCGGGCCGGAGCCACGCGCGCCGCCGCCCTGCGAGCCGGGCAGCCAGCCGGGGCGCTTGTCCAGCATCTCCATCAGCCAGTCCTTCGGGGTCGCGCCGGCGGTGATCCCGCCCACGCCCTCGCGGGCGATGAACTTCCCATCGTCGGTCTGTTCGAGGTGGCGCTCGGCGTACAGGAACACGTCCTCGTGGTGCTCGGGCAGCACCTTCGCCTCGGTCAGCAGCGGGCGCAGCGTGTCCTCGCGCTTGCGGGTGTTCGCCTTGCCCAGCAGATCGGTGTTCGACACCTGCAACGCCTCGTGGTCGGCCTTGAGCTTCTTCAGCTCGCGCTCGAGCGGGGCGACGCGCGTCTTCACGATGCCCTCGGCGCGCTTCGTCGCCAGCTCGTCGATCTTCGCGTCGTCGAGCTTGTCGCCGGCTGCAGCTTCGAGCTCTTCCATGCGGTCGAGCTTCTTCGTCACCTCGGCGGCGTCCATGCCGTCCCACACCTTGAACGTGTCCTTCGTCGCCTTGTGCTCGGCGCGCTCCTTCTCGAGCGCGGTCGTCACGCGTGCGACGTCGGCGGTGGTCTTCACGCCGGCGATGCCGGTGCACTCCCACTTGTCGCCCTTCTGCGTGTAGAGGTCGCGGTACTGCTCGGGCACTTCGTCGATCGTGTCGTGGATATCTTTCAGCTGCGTCATCGGGGCTTCCTTTGGAATCGGGTAGGGGGTTGCCGGCGGGTGCCGGCTAGAAGTTCGCAGGGTCGAGCCCTGCGGAGCGGAACGCGTCCGCGTGGAACTTCGACAAGTCGCGCAGGGGAATCTCCGCGCCGGTCTTGTCGACGAACTTGTCGAGCGTCAGGCCGCCCGAGCGGAACAGCTTCCCGCGCGTCGGCCCCAGGATGTCGTTCTGGAAGGCCGCGCTCTGCCGGCTCAGGAACTGGCCGTACGTGGTCTTCGCCGGCACGGTGCCGGTCAGCTCGCGCATCCGACCGCGCGCCCACTCGTCGAACTTGCCCTTGTGGCCCAGCGGTAGGTTGCCGCGCTTGCTGCCGGGGATCTTGCCGAGGCCGTTCTGCTCGGCGTACTCGCGGACAAGGCCCTGCTGCGTGAAGTTGCGCACGGGTCGCTCGCCGATCACCTCGCCGTCGACAGCGAACGAGAACAGCGACCGCTCGCCAGGGTGCAGCGGCAGCACGGGCGTCGGCTGTCCCTTCACCTGCGGGGGTGCCGTGGCGAGGCCGGTCTCGGTGTCGTGCAGCGAGCCGTCCCACTTGCGGCAGACCGGGGTCGTCCTCGAGTCGAGCGTCGCGATGAACACCTGCAGCGGGGCCAGGTCGGCGTTCGCCTCGGCGAACTCGCGGCGAGCTGCAGCGCCGACGCCGTTCACCGCCGTGCGCGCGATCGTCGCGGCGTTGCGCCTGGTGATCTCGGTCACGCCGTTCGTGCCGCGCAAGCCCACGCTGCCCACGATGCGTCGACCGATCTCGGGGATGCTCTCGCCCTGCGTCATGCCGATGCGCACCGACTGCTCGATGCGCCGGATGTCCGCCGCCTTCACGCGCGCCAGCATCTGCTTCAGCGTCTCGCCGTCGAACGCGTTCTTCGCCACGATCGCGCGCAGCCGTGCAGGGTCGGGCAGGTTCAGGCCCAGCTCGACCGGGAAGATCCCTTCCATCAGCTGCGCCTGAAACGCGGGCTCGGCGATCGCCAGCGCGCGCATCTCCTCGAACATGAGCTGGTTCACCTTCGACCACGCGCCGGTGCGGGTCTCGCGCAAACCGCGCAGCAGCGCGTCCATGCGCTGCAGGTTCGCCGGCGTGATCTCGCCCGCCACGTTGCGCCGCAGCCTGTTCGCGATCTGCGCGCGCATGTCGGCCTCGGTCGCGTCGAGCAGCTTCCAGACGCGGTTCCGCACACCAGCATCGAACCGCAGGAGCCCGATCTGGTGCCGGATCATCGCGTCCAGCAGTTCCTCGTTCCACGTGTCGGCCATGACCTACGCCTCGGCGTCGTCCTCGTCGTCGTCTTCCTCGTCGTCGCCGGCGTCGATCGGGTTCCCGTCCTCGTCCATCTCCTCGTCGTCTTCGGGTCCGTCCTCGTCGTCGGTGCCGGCAGGCTGCAGCACCTCGATGCCGTCCTCTTCCTCGATCGCCTCCAGCTCTTCCTCCCACGTGCGCTCGGTCACGTTGCGGTCTTGCATCAGGTCGTGGATCGTCTGCAGCGAGATCGGTGCGCCCATCGTCTTCGCGCCCATCAGCTGCGCCAGCTCTTGCCCGGCCATGCGGTCGTCGACGAAATCGGTGTTCGGGATCACGACCACCTCGTCGGGGTTCGCGCCCACCCACTCGGCGGCCATGCGTAGCAGCTCCTGCAGCGCGAACGCTCCAGCCAGCGCGACGCTGTTCAGGGTCGCCGTGCGTGCAGCGACGCGCACCTTCAGCGCCTCGCCCGACTCACGGCTGCGCGACGTCTCGTCGATCATCTCGCCCGCCTTCTTGCCGGCGCGCGTGTGATCGTTCTCGATCGCGCTGCGCATCTCGACCAGGCCCTGCGAGTCGACGCCGATGAACTTCGCATCGCCGCCGATCGGTAGGTCGATCGACGCGCCTGCACCGACGCGGTGCTCGGGTGCGTTCTCGGTCGTCTGCCCGATCACCACGAGCGTGTCCTGCCCTTGCATGAACAGCGCCTGCCGGTAGTCGGCCTCGCCCCGGTAGATCGTCAGCGCCAGGTTCGACAGGCCCAGCATCGGCGGCTCTTCGGGATCGGTCACGACGTCCTTCGCGTTCACGAACACGAACGGGATGCGCGGCATCGTCTTGCCCGCGATCATCGGCGTCACCAGGTTCTCCTCGCTGAAGTCGAGCCCGGTCGTCACGAGCTCGCTGTCGACGCTGCCCTGCTCGCTGAACACGCCGACGCGGTACACGCCCTCGCCCTGCGGCTCGTTCACGTCGGGGTCGCCCAGGATCAGCACGCGGTACTTGTTCACGAACTCCCACTCGAAGTCGCCGGCCTGCCGCTCGAACTCGCTCTCGTTCAGGCTGACGAAGTTCAGCGACTCCAGCTCGACGCCGGTGCGCGTGCCCTCGTCCCAGTTGCACACGTCCTCGGCGCGGTACAGCGCGACGAACGGCAGCTTCGCCTCCTTGCCGGGCGGCACCTCGAGCAGCATCCCGAGCCGGCCCGTGATCAACTGCTCTTCGTTGATCCGCCGCAGCAGCATGTCCAGGCTCTCGTTCTTCAGCGTCGCCTTCTCGCGCAGGGGCTCGAGCGCGGCGGGCAGCTCGATCACCGGCGGGCGGTGGTGCATCACGCCCAGCATCGACTCGACGGCGGCCCGCACGATGTCGGGGAACACGCTCCGCTTCCGATAGGCGTCGTACGTCTTGAAGCCCTTCGACTCGGTGTTCGAGATCCCGTCGGCGATCATGCCGGAGGTCGCCGGCAGGTACGCGACGCCGCGCGCCTTGATCACGCGCTGCCCCCGGTAGGTGTCGCGCATCTGCGACCAGTCTTCGACGAACTCCCCGTACAGGGGGTGCTTGGCATCTACGCCCATTGGGAACTCCTGCGGGTGGGGGTGTCGGTCTTCACCCGCTGGACCCTAGCGGTTTGGGCTGTCGTATGCTAGGGGACTTTCAATAGCCGCCAGAGGTCTTCCCGTGCCGTACACCGGCACCGACGTGCCTCACCCGGTAGCGGGTCTCGTCGCCGGCGTGGTCCTCGGCGTCCGTGTCGACGTCGTCCATATCCCGCTCGTCGCGGGGCAATGCGAGCACGGTGCGGATCCAGTTCGGGCACTCCTCGGCCACCACGAACAGGCCCGGCGTCTCGCGCGGCAGGCCCTTCTTCGGCTGCGCGGCCTTGATCATCTTCCGCATCAGCTCCCACCCGTTCTTCCTCGAGCCCGGCGACTTGTCGCTCGGCACCCAGGCGACGCCGGGGTACACGCGGCCCTCGATGCGGACAGGCTGCTGGAAGTCGGTCGCAATGCAGTTCCCGTTCTCCACCTTGAAGATCGACGCGTCGGCGACGCCCGGCTGCACGCGACACTCGACCGTGTTCCGCCACCCCCACATGATCTCGCGCTCGACGATGCCCTCGGCGATCTCGGTCGCCAGCATCCGCAGGCCCTCGTTCGCGCGCCCCGTCGAGCCGTACCATTCCTTGACCCTGATCAAGTCGCCGCGCACGGTCGAGTAGCACTGGCCGTCGGGCATGACCAGGTCGCTGCCGTCGCTCTGCGCCCACCACCCGACCGAGAACGGTTTCGAGCTCCCCCAGTCGAACGAGCGGTCGATGCGCCACGTCGGCGGCACCACGAAGCGCGGCAGGCTGTTGCGCTCCTGCAGCCACACGTCGCTGAACATCCCGCCGGCGATCAGGTTCCACGAGCCGTCGAGCCACGCGTCGGCCATCGCGCTGTTCTGCGCCGCCGCCCCGATGTTCGCTTTGTAGTTCGGATCGCTGTCGAGCAGGATCTTGTTCTCGTCGATGTGCCCGTGGATCGCCACACGCACCGGCTCGCGGTTGCCCTTCTCGTCCTTGCTGTCCGCGATGACGATCGTCGACCACCAGGCACCGTGCAGGCGGAACCGCTCCTTCACCCAGTTGTGCCCGACGCCGTACGGGTTCGTCGTGCCTCTGATCATGCGCGGCGCTTCAGGCGGCAAGCTCGACGAGCGGTTGCAGCTGAACATCATCTTGTAGCACCCATCGTCGGCCCAGTTGGTCAGCTCCTCCCAGCCGATCCACGGGTACTCGTGGCCGTGATACTTCCAGTAGTCGTCGTGCCGCTTCATGTGCCGGAAGAACAGCACCTCGCCCGTCGGCCACTCCCACCGCATCCCGCCACGGTTGAACGTCGCCTCGGGGAACAGCTGCCTGAACCACCGCTCGGACTTCGCGACCACGTCGGCGAGCTGCGGGTACGTCTCGCGGAACAGGATCCCGCGCCACGCCGCGCCCCACCCTCGGCCCACGTACTGCACGAAGCTCATCAGCAGCGCGTCGGTCTTGCCGGGTCCGCGCGTGCCGTGGTACAGACACTCGGGCAGGGGGCACGACAGGAACGCCTCCTGGCTGCCCTTCTGCGGTGCCCACGTGACCAGCTTCCCGTCGACGTACCGCTCGACCGGCGGCCCCTCTGCGGCGGCGACGCGTGCAGCGGCGAGGGCTTCCTCGAACGCCTTCTCGTCGTCGACCTCGACCTCGACAGGCGGGGCCATCAGTGCACCGACGGCGCGTCGCTCTGCGGGGGTCGTGTCCATGCGCGCGGGCTACAGCTCCCCGTTGGTCATGCCGACCGCCTGCCCGTCGACCGTCACCAGGTACGTGTCCCACTCGATGCGCTCGTCGTACGTGTAGTGCTTCACGTCGACGCGCTCGCCGGTCACGTCGGCGTCGACGCCCTGCAGGATCGCCAGCAGCTCGGCCATCGACTCGCACGGCACGACCGTCGCCATCGACTCGTCGAGGCTGCCACGGTGCCATCGGAACAGCGAGCCCGCGCCGTCCTCGACGTGGTTCGGGTTCGGGGGTGCGGCCTCGGCCTCGGGGTGCGCCGGCTTCGGGCCGAGCTGCGGCACAGGCTGGTCCTCGCCCACGCGCCCGTCCTGCAGCGTGCACTCCGCGATCGCCTTGCCCGGTTGCGAGCCGGCCAGCATTCCCCACGTCTGCCGGATCGCCGCCTCGGCCTCCAGCGCGTTCGCTCCCTTCGTCGTGCCGTTGTTCAGCAGCACCGACCCGTCCTCGAGCTTGAACGTGAAGAACCGCAGGCCGCCCTCGCCCACGAAGTCGGCCACCTCGTCGTCGACGTCCTTCGGGTCCTTGCCTCCCCAGTTCGGCGGGGTCGTCGGCGGGTTGATCTCCTCGGCGGTGGGCGAGGGGCCGTTCGTCGCAAGGGTCGCCGGCGGCTCGTCGGGGATCACCGGCACCGTCACGCACGGCTCGGGTGCGTGGTACGGCGGCTCGACGTCGACCAGGTGCAGGCCGCCCTCGACCACGCCACCCGTCGCCCACTCGAGCGTCGCCAGGATCGACAGCGACTTGCCGCCCGTGTGCTCCATCTCGACCAGGTGCTCGACCGTCAGCTCGACCCACTGGTCGCCCTGCCATACAGCGACGCGCCTCATGCCTTGCTCCCCGCGTCCTTGCACGCGTCGTTCCGCTTCGCCTTCATCACCTCGGCCTTCGTGCGCTCGACGAACTCGTGCAGCTCGGTCAGGTACGCGGTCAGCTGCTCGCCGTCCTTCGGGTCGACGCCCTCGACGAACAGGCGCTTGCCCTGCAGCCTGCAGCCGAGCACCGTCACCGGAGGCGCGAGGCCGAGGATCACGAAGCCCTCGGTGATCGGGTACGGGTTCTCGTCGTCGCCCGTGTTCACGTCGTCGGAGCGCAGCAGGTACGCGATCTGCCGGAGGCACCGCTGCCCGGTGTAGCCGGCAGGCGTGCCCGCCATGATGTTCGCGGGGCACCACTCGCGGAGCTTCAGCCAGTCGCCCTCGGCGAACTGGCGGTCGTCCTTGCGTAGCTCGAAGAGCTTCGAGCCCTCCTGCAACGGCCCGAAGAACTCGGGCCACACCTTCAAGTCGTGGGTCGTCATGCGGTCCAGTCTGCCGCACCGGCGACGAAAAGCCAACTACCTACCGGGCCAGCTCGCGCTTCAGGTGCTCCACCGTGCGGCGGATGTCGTCCAGCTCGGCCAGGGCCTCGGCGTACTGTTGGGTCAGCTCGGCCATCTCGAGCAGGTGCGCGCTCTTCGCTTGGCCGGCACCTCGGGCGAGTAGCTGGATCGACGCGTTCGCGCCGGCGAGTAGCTGCTGCGCCATGTGCAGCTCGACGCGCAGCCCGTGGTTCGCGGTCTCCGCGTTGTCCTTGTCGCGCGTTGACGTGGCGAGCTCGTCGCGCAGCGCATCGTCGAGCCGCGCCTCGATCGCCGGGCGCATCGCTGCGATCAG